AGATTTCCTGATGAATATACGAGTTCAAGGCGGGCGAAGTCTGCCACATCATGAACCCGGACATTCATCAGGAAATCTACGGTATGCCGGAATATATGGGGGCGCTACTGTCCGCCAGCCTGTCACATTCCGCCGATAAGTTCCGCAAACTCTATTACGACAACGGATCCCATGCCGGATGTATTCTCTATGTCGGTTCGGAGAAGGTGGATCAGGAAAGCATAAAGGTGGTGCAAAAGACGCTGTCACAGGCCAGAGGAAAAGGCTCCTTCAAAAACGTGCTGATCCACGCGCCGGGCGGCGGCAAGGATGGCGTGCAACTGTTGCCGTTCAGCCAGATATCGGCAAAGGATGAGTTTCTTAACATCAAATCAGCAACGCGCAACGATTTGCGCGACGCTCACCGCATCCCGCCGCAGCTGATGGGCGCAATGCCGGAAGGCAACGGCTCGCTAGGTGATGTTGAGAAGGCCGCGCGCGTCTTCGCCATCAACGAAATGTTGCCAGTGATGGAGGCAATGAAGGGCGTCAATGACTGGCTCGGTCAGGAAGTGATCCGCTTTAATCCCTACGCACTGCTCAAAGACGAGTAACCCGCTCCACCCGCCGCACATCGTGTGGCGGTTCTCCTTCAGTAATTTTCAATCCCCGCATGACCGGCCACCACCTGAGCACCACTCGGCACGACCTTTAACGCCCCTCACTCAGAGCGCATGAGCGCCATTCTGCCAGGCGCAAACTGCAATCGACCCCGCACACGCCCAGAAGCAAGAAAAGGCGCTGAGAAGGAGAAATAGGCCGGAGAATGGCAATTAAAGGCATCACCTCCCGACCCTCCGTCGCGTGGGCTGTTCCCCCGTCACCTGCGCGCGACATTTGCTTCGTTTTTTGTGCATTTGCCGATCTGGGGTCAGACCGCGCCACCACAGGGCGGAAAGGGCATAAACAGCATCAAAAAAATTGTGCAAATTTGTGCACTATTGTGCAGCTCCAAAAGGCCCATCAATTTGACTACCGATTACCTTTAGGGTAATTTTGTCGTATTACTTCACTAATAAGTGAACCTTCACCAATCAGTGAACTACGAAATGCTTTCAAAGGGGGTTATTATGAGAAAAATGTTTGATGAGTTCGACGGCTTTTAAGCTGAATCTAACCTCTACGAGGCGGGGAACTTACCCCGCCTTTTTTATGGATAAAAAACATGACATTAGACGCCAATACCCTGCAAATTATCAGTAACGCCATTGTGCTTCTCGGCGTTGTCGTTGCCATCTGGACAATCATCTATAACGTCCGCACCGCAAAGAAAACTCAAACGGCTAACTTTCTATTCGAAAGTCGCCAGGATACGCAGTACATAGAGTCCCTGCATGTCCTTAAGCAAGTTCATCGTTCAGGAAAATCGTTCCGTGCTTACGTCTTTCCATGCGAAGGCAAAGCGATCACCGAAGAAGAAATGATTGAGCGTCGCAAATTTCAGTACATCCTGAACTTTTACGAAAGGGTTGCCGTGAGCATCCGCGAGGGGATTTATAACGAGCAGATGATCAAACGAACATCGTATACCACCGTGATAGAGACCTACGATATTGCCGAACCCCTGATCAAAGCCATCAGGGAGCACATCAAGTCAGAGACGACCTATCAAGAATTTGAATGGTTGGTTAAGCGGTGGAAAGCCAAACCGCTTAAGAAGAATAAGTAACTATCGTTATTGAAGAAGCCGCCAGCCAGGCGGCTTTTTTACTGCCCCGCGTCTACCTCGTTGAGCGCCACCATGATCGCCAGCCTTTCAGCAGGAGGAAGGGCCGCATATTTTGCGCGCCAGCGCTCAACTTTGCGCTTAATACGGTGCCGATCGTTGTAGTCTTTCCCGGCAAACGTGTGGGTATACGCGCGCCCTTCCGGGTAATTCATCCAGATTTTTTCTGTTCGCACGCCGCCGCGCGTCATGGCCTGAAATTCTTTGCTGCGCCAGCCTGTTAACCGTTCGTCATAAAGCTGCGATGGGTAGCCGGACAGAATAACGGAAACGTTTTTCGGCAGGCTGGCCAAGCAGGACAATAGCCGCTCATGATCGGCAACCGTATATTCATGGCGGTAGCGGGCGCGACTGGTGCGGGTTTCAAGCAGATATGGAGGATCGGAATAAACCAGCACGCGGCCATGTCGAGTAAAGTTTTCTCTTTCCAGAAAGCCTACAGCATCACCGTGATACAGATGCAACTTAGGCGGTGTTTGCCCCATATCTGACCAGCGCTCGCGCGTTAATTTAAAAGCATTTTCATCAACATCAATTCCAATCGTCCTGGCTGCAAGTGGCTTGTGAAACATTACCGCGCCACTGCCCAGGTGCGTTTCAATGTAGGTATCATGCGGTGGCATTTCAGCAATAATCTTCTGATAAACCCCACTTGCCGCTTTACTTCCCAGATAGCTCATTCTCTTTTGTCCCCAGCTGGCACCGTCATTTTTAACAACCTGCAGCACTGTTAAAAATGACGGTACTCGATGTATGGCCAACACTGCCGGAAATGACGGTATTTGCCGGAATCCGGTACCACACCGTCAAAGCTGACCATTCCGGCCATCGCGGTATTGCGGTACCACACTGTCAAAGCCGACCATGCTGATCAGCGTCTTACTTCCGCCCCGAAAATGCGGTCTTCATCCGGTTCACGAGGTCGCTTGTCTTTTTCTTCGCCGCCATCACCTGCGACGGCAGCTTATCCAGCCCGGACGCGGCACGGTTGCGCGATACCAAACGCCCGTCCTGCACGGTCATAACAAGATCACCGCACGCCACTGACGCACCGGCCATCATCGATCTGACCATTCCGGCGCTGGCATCAATCCCACGCAGCGCCAGCAGTTCACTAATCTGCTGCTCTTTCACGGATAGCCCGGCCCCGTCTTCCCGTCCGGTGGCCGTTTTTTTACGCTTACTTCGCACATCGTCACTAAGCCGCTGCGCCAGTTCTCGCTTTTCCTGCCGTGAAAGCGCATCAAAATTCACCGTCGCGCCCTCAGCTGGCACAGTCATTTCCGACTGGCCTGTAGCTTCGCTGGCGGCATGTTCAACACCGTCAGCACCTGCCGCGGGATCCCGCGTACAGTTATTGACAGAACTCCGAGGGGCGGCGCTGCCGCCTGAAAAACCAACGTCAACGGCCACACCGTCAGCGCTCTGGCGCTTCGGCACGATTTTGTATTGAGTGGTGCGGGTGAAGATCAAAGAGTCATTGCCCGTAATCGGGCAGTAAATACCAGTGATTCGCTGGACGTTATCGCCGTAGGCGTTGCCATTTTCAGTGGTTTCATAATTCAGACGGATGCGCAGCTTATCGCGCTCAACCAACGGGCCACCCTGGGCTAATACGTAGTTATCCCATTCGCCACCGTTAGCAGCCTGCCGGGCGGTTTCCAGTTCAGGGTGTAACACCAGTTCGCGATCGCCCAGGCGGCGAAGTTCGCGATATACCGTGACCGGCGCACCGCCGATCTGCTGAAACTGGCGAATAGACCAGCGTGACGCCCACGCGCTGACGCGGAGTGACATTTCTTTCAGGTCTTCCCCGGTTTCGTCGTCCTTTTCGCCATCCAGTGCAAAGCCGTCGATATTCTTCGAAATGTATTTCGCTATATAGCCGGTAGCGCTGCCGTGGGCTTCATCGATCGGCACAACCTGAAAGCGGTTTTCCTGCGCTCCCGGTTCGTTGCCGTCTTCTTTCAGAGCATGTTTACGGAAGATTTCACGCGCCTGCTCAACGCATTCCGGGCGCATAAAAAGAAGCAAATGCCAGTGCGGCGTTGCATCGTGGTGCGGTTCCACCACACGAAAACCAAAGACCCGGATACCTTTTCTCTTCCACGCGGCGCGGGTTCTCGCCCAGACTTTGCAAAGATATTGCTGCGTCTCGCGCGGTGACGCACCACGGTATTTATTATTGCGAAGGCCATTGTGCTGCATGGAGTGATAACAGGAAGGCGCTGTCAGCGTGTAGAAGTCACCGGCCAGCCCTTCCAGCTTCGCCAGTTCTTCAAATCCGCGCATTCTCGTCATGAGTTCGCGGCGACGGTTGGCCGGATTGGCAACACTGCCGGCGACTTTATCGATCAGTGAAATGCGTTCGCCCGTGTCCTGATCTTCCAGTTCCATAGCCTTGAGGTATTCACGGTTAGCCTTTTTCTGGGCCAGCCATTCCGTAAGGCACGGGGCGCTACTGTATGGGGAAGATTTTTTCTGGACATATCCCGCTGCGATCATCAAATGCTCACGCCACCGGGCATGGATACGGCGCAGGCGGTTTAACCACCACTGCGGTGACTCAAGGCGGAGAACCGCGCGTAATGCGTCCTCCGCTTCCAGTTCTTCATTGCAATACGCCGTCCAGCCGGGGATCGACGTTTTCAGATGCACCGCCAGCGACGCAATGCGGCCATAGCCAGAAAGCGCCGCGAACTCAGGATCTCCGGTGCGTACCAACTGGTGATCAGACTCGCGTATAAACTCGCTCGTAAAGATATCGGCAAGCGTATAAGCCAGTCTTTTTAACTCTTTTTTTCCCGCCCAGAGAATACGAAAAAGCTGATCGCGGATAGGCAGCAGAATACCGGGCATCACGCTGTCAGGCTGGTAAATGCTGTTTACGTTATCAATACGCGTTAATACGTGGCGCTCAAAGGTATTAACCAGCCAGTGATCTGCCGCTTTACGGTCTTCCACGTCCATTTCATCCAGCTTCGCGGCGAAGTAGCGGCGGACATACTGCGGAAGAGAAGCCAGGCGGCGACGCAGCAGCTTGCTGCGCTCCGGCTTTTCGTCTTCCGCTACCAGTTCACTGAACGCAATATGCTTACGCGTGCCGTCCGGCGTGAGATAGTCGAAACCATCCAGCCCCGGCGCTACATCAACGCCAATCGGCTGGTAAGGTTTGTTCCCGCCATAAGCGTAAGGGGTAGCATTGTCAGTGCTACCCGGATACGGTGGAGGCGGAGAAGGGGCGCGACGGCCACGGGTTGCCGTGGTCATTGCGCACAATCCAGATATGCGGCTATGAACGCTTCCGCGACCGGCGCAACGATGGCATTTCCGTAGGCGCGCAGTTGGCCCACTCGTCCGGCAACCCCATCAACCAAAGGGCTAATTCCGGGTTTAACTGGCCTCCACTTTCCATCCCGGCAGAAAAGCCAGTCAGCAGATCCCCAGAAACCGTTAACCGCATTGGTTCCACGAGCTGCGCTGTCACATCCAGCCGATCCGTTGATAACTTCCCGTTGCGAACTCTCCCGCCCTGATAACCGCCCTTCCCGTCCGTCGCTGTTGGTGTCGGCCAGCCTGCCAGTTTCACTAATTGCGCCAGACTGCTGCCGGACATACCCGGAGTAATCCCTGTTCCGCCCCGTGTCCCGTCGCTCGCACTCGGCGCAGTCCACCCCGATAAAGCCGCCGCCGTCTGCAAGTTCAATCCGCCCTCTCTCCCCGCATTCGATGGATGCTTCCATGAATTCGCTGTTGGCGTCGGCCACCCAGAAGAGCCGTTGCCGGATGTGCGGGGCACCGAAGCCCGCAGCGCAGAGATCGAAACCTGCGAAGGCATAAGCCGCGTTTTCCAGATCAGTCTGTACATCGTTGAGCCAGCCGAGGCCGTCTTTGCTCGCAACCTGTTCGCCAAAGATAACTTCAGGGCGGCACTCCGATATAAGACGAAACCATGTGGGGAAGAGGTGGCGTTCATCGTCTTTTCCCTGCCGTTTTCCACAGACACTGAAAGGCTGGCATGGGCATGAACCTGTCCAGACGGGGCGATCATCGGGCCATCCTGCACGGCGCAGAGCGTAAGACCACACGCCGATCCCGGCAAAGAAGTGACATTGCGTGAATCCTTTAAGGTCATTTGCGGTTACTTCCTCAATTGAGCGAGTGTCAACGACGCCCGGGGCGATGTGCCCAGCGTCGATCAGGTTGCGCAGCCATTGCGCGGCGAAGGGATCGATTTCGTTGTAGTAGGCAGTCATAGAGGGCGTCTCACAGTGGAATCGGGTTGTCTTCTGATTCCCAATAGCCGGGGAGCACATCGTTATCGGATTCATCTCCGCATCCGGCTGAATACCCAGCGCATGGCCCGCAGTCCGGGCAATGACCACCACCATGACGCCCGCAGCAGTCGCAGACAGGCAGCACGCCGATCACTTCTTTGGCCTTCTGGCGATTGTCTTTGTCAGTGCTGACGGAACGTTGCACGCTGATTTCGTGCATCTTGAAGGGCTGATAAATCGCGCGGGTGGCTTCGGTGTCGCTGTTGGAAATGACGACCTTCACGCCATGCTTACGGTTAACTTCCAGCAGCGCCTGGACTAACTGGCGGTGGTTGTCTTCCGTGAATGGTTCGGTGTGGTATTGGGTGAAATTGGCGGTTTCGCTGGCAGGCAGGTACGGCGGATCGCAGTAGATGGCTTCATCCGTTCCAGCCATCACTTTGAGGGTGTTTTGAAACGAGCTGCACAGGAAAATAGCTTTGGTGTCGTTGGCCTTCTCAGCGAACTGGCGGATCTCCGCCTCCGGGAAGTAAGGCGCGGTTTTGTGCTGACCAAACGGCACGTTATAACCGCCGCTCTGGTTGTAACGCACCACACCGTTGTATCCGTGGCGGTTGAGGTACAGAAACAAAGCTGCACGGGCTACATCAAGCAAGCCTTTTGTACCGTTGAAAATGCGGCGGTTCCGTAAGTATTCCTCTTTGGAATTGCCGGTAGCAAAGAGCGGGCGGGCAAGATCAATAACCAGCTTAGGATTGCTCTTTACCTCACGATATAGGCGGATCAGATCCGGGTTGATATCCGCAAGGATATAGCGGCGATAATCGGTATTGAGGAACACGGAAGCGCCGCCAACAAAAGGCTCAACGAGGCAACCGGCCTTTGGTAAATGCGGCAGCAGTTCAGGCATTACGCGGCTTTTGCCACCGGGCCATTTGAGGAGGGAGCGGGTCATAATGCCACCCCCGCCATGGCAAGGATAATGTTGCGAGTCAGGCGGCAGTCATACAGGGCACGATGTGGAACGCCGGTGTTCTCTTTGGGCCATGCATCCAGTGCGGTGGCCGCTTCGGTCAGCTTCTTCCATTTGTACTTACGGCGTAAAGCATCCCATTCGCCGTTAAACTCCGCATAGAGTCGCATTGCGCAGAATGGTGACATCTGCGGTAACGGAAGCGTTGATGACTGCTCAATCATCCGCAAATCAAATTCAGCGTTATAGGTAATCCAGTACTTACCGAGTAGTTCCAGCACAGTGGGAAGAACATCGTTCCAAGCTGGCGCATCAGCGACCATCTCGTTGGTGATGCCGTGAATGGCGGTTGCCTCTTCCGGGATGGCAATTGTTGGTTTAACCAGGGTGCTCAGCAGAACTTCACCTTTCAGGTCAACAATCGCCACTTCTACGATCTGCGCGTCAGCGCCAAGGCCTGTCGTCTCGGTGTCGATGATGCGGTAATTTCTTCTGATCCAGCGCTCCGCCACGTCGCGCGGGTATTCGGGTTGCAGGTCGTGGTAACAGGCCATATCCGCCATCTGCCACATTCTGATAATCAAATCACGGGCTTCGCGTTCCTGCTCCGGCATAGCCCACCCGGCCATTGCGCCAGTCAGCATTGCGGTGAAGAACTCATTGCGTTTGTTGCGTTCTACCATGTCACTTATCTCCATCTCGGGTGGTTAATTCACGGTTGTTTATCCAGTCCTCAAGCGAGGCCTTGATTTCATCAGCGGTGACGCTTTCCTTTTCCAGCTGGCCGACAAAAATACGAAGCAGCCCCAAAAGGTTGGCGCGTTCGTGTTTTCGTGCATTGGTGCTTATCTCTACAAACTTCGGATCACTTATTTCGTTATCCAGTTTTATTGGCTTAATCGACATGCAACCTCCTGAAAAAGGCAAAACGAATCCCCGGCAAAATGAATGCCGTTAATTAAAGCCTGCTTAATTAGTGGTTAGGGCGAGGTTTTCTTTTTATCTGCCTGAACAGCCTTTCGTGCCAGTAATAAAGAAAATCAATGAACGTCATACGTGCACGCTCATGATTCCCCCTAATCGACTTCTCAAGACCATAGACAATTAAATCTATTGTCGGGCTATCGGGTGTTATATAAATACGCGAACCATTTTTAAGCTGAACGGTAAAACCTTTTTCTGCGCTTTCAATTGATTCGCGGATCAACATTTCCCGCTCCCAAGATGTTTTCTCTTCATTAAACATGCAAGCCGCTCCCAACGATATTACAAGAGTTTCTTTAACGCTCTGACCAGAGTTGCTAACAGTCCTTTATTTATCTTACTCGTATAAACAAAAGGCTTATTCATGCCCTTAATAAAACGTACCTTGTTCGGCTCCGGCTTAAAGAAGCGACCGTCAGGGCATTCAATCCAGCCGCGTGTATTGCGGTAGTGCGTGACCTGACAACCGTGCTTTAACAGGCTGGCAAGTGATGGGGCGTTATCGTTCATATCGTGTACCTGCTACAGTTGCCTACGGGCTTTTAGTTCAACTTCTTCACGGCGGGCTTTATATTCAGCAAGCGCCTTAATTCTTTTCTGCTTAGCGTTTTCTATTCGCTGTCTGATCAGGAATTGAGTTAGATACAAAACAAGCAGAGCAAAAATAGAAAGGCCTATAATTATTTCAACCTTCATGATTCCTGCCGCTATTCAGTCGCTCAATTGTTCTCATTGCTTCAGCTAATGCAAAATCACGGCCATAATAATTATCAACATTGCCGTTATCATCCCGCTTATTAATCAGGTATGAATTACTTCTGTTAAAAGCATTGCGCGGTGATTTACGGATAGTGAAGCCGTTAAAGACATAAACGTTTTTGCTTACCTGAACCAAACCCGGAATGCTTCCAGCATGTGACCCATGTTGTGAATAGCGCTTTTTCATTTCTGCTTTTCCCTATTCCCGGCCATGAGATAGCGCATTGCGGCTATTTCGCTTCAACACATTGTGTTTGTTTCCGGTGGTGCGTCGATAAGTGGCTTTGTCGTGCATCAGTCTGTCGATGTAATGCCTTTCTTCTGGGGTGATCAGGGCGCGGCAATGCGCAACGGCATCCCAATACTCTTGCAGCATGATGAAACGTTTTGGGCGCTTTGAACCTGGCATACCTTCGCGATGAACTGGAAGCTGTGCGCGATCCATCAAGTTGCGAACTGATTTGAGTGTGCGCCCGGTCAGATAAGCGAACTCAGCTGGTGTAACGAAAATCTGTTTTTGCAGTTCTTCGGTATTCATATCCCGGATGCTTTCAGCCTGCGCGGTGGTCATTTTGCAAGTGCGAGCAATGCGGGCATTGTCTAGCGGAAATTGGCGTAAATGTTGAGATCCCGCCGTTAAATCAATTTCTCGTGATTGTGTCATTTGTTAGACTCCCTAATTACCGCTTATTGAGGCTTGATAAGTCCAATTTGCGGAATGTGTTACATGTTGTTAGTTACGCAACCTGTGACTTGTTATGTGTAAATATGACGAGAACTCATCATCGTGTCAATCTCACAAGGTGAAAAACTAGGCCTAATTCGGGACTCTGAGCGTTTATCGAAGAGGCAACTTACTGATTTGGTAGGATTAAATTACTCAACATATGTTGGGTACGAATTAGGGCGAACGAAAATGACGCTGGAGTCTGCAATTAAGCTGTTTGGACACCCCCGTTTTCATAAGTATCAAGACTGGTTTATGTATGACCGGATCGACCCAAACCGGGGCCAGATCGCACCGGCTCTCGCACACTATGGGCAAGAAACAACGCAATCAGACCCCTCCGGGAAACAGACTGGCTAACGATATATAAACATTACATTTTCACTATTTGTTACCAGGATAGTGAACTGACGATCGGAGGGTCTTCTTATGTCCGTTAAGAAACTCGAAGATGGTCGCTATGAAGTGGATGTAAGGCCGCGCGGGCGTGATGGAAAACGCATCCGGCGGAAGTTTGACAGAAAGGCAGATGCGCACGCATTTGAACGCAGTATCATCGCCAAATTTCAGAATCATGACTATCTGAATAAACCGGCAGATAAACGAAAACTAAGTGAATTTATCGCGCTTTGGTGGCAGTTGATCGGGCGAAACAAAAACTATGCGAACCGCAGATTAAGTGCGGTTAACTGTATTTGCCAGGATATGGGCGACCCTATGCTGTACCAGCTTGATGCACGCTGCATTATTGATTACCGGGCATACCGGCTGGAGCAGGGGATCAAGGCCTCAACGATAAATCATGACCTTTTCGCCTTGAGTGGGATTTTCAAGTCAATGGCGGAGATCGACGAGTTCCACGGGGAAAATCCCGTGACTTCGGTATCCGCCTTGAAAGAACCAAAAACCGAAATGTCATACCTGACTCAGACCGAAGTTGATCGGCTTTTGTCGCTATGTTCTGGGGATTACTATCGCATTGCGATTTTGCTGCTAGCTACCGGTGCGAGGTGGGGGGAGGCATACAATCTGAAAGCGGAAAATATTGTCGGTAACAGGGTTATGTTTACCCTGACAAAGAACGGCGAAAGGCGCGTTGTTCCGATATCGGATGATATCGCCAGGATAATTAAACACAGGGAATCAGGGCGGCTTTTCCGGGTAAGTTACAAGACGTTCCGCTTGAGGATGAAAGAAGCAAAACCTAATTTGCCAGATGGACAGGCGGCCCATGCTTTGCGGCACACGTTCGCGACGCACTTTATGATGAAGGGGGGCAACATCATTGCCTTACAGCGGATCTTGGGTCATGCGGATATTTCTCAAACGATGGTTTATGCGCACTTCGCACCAGATTATTTACTGGACGCTGTGAGCTATAATCCTCTCAGCGGAATGTCCACATTGTGTCCACACTCTGGAGGCAAGGCGGGGGATATGAGGGTCAGTTAAGCATGTAAAATCCTGATTCGGCGCAGTACCTTACAGGGCTGCGCCTTTCAGAATCCCACCATCAAGGGGAAGGTCAAGGGGGAAATGTGAATATCAGTGATGTTGCCAAAAAAACCGGATTGACCAGCAAAGCGATTCGTTTTTAT